ATGGCAACAGTAAGATTGATACCTGATACAAGAGCAAAGAAGGATGGGTCTCAGATGATTCTTCTTGTGATACGGATAGGGAAAACGAGGTTTGTTTTCTCCACCGGAATATCTACACCGTCTTCTGAAAAGTTTAATGAAGTGTCTTATTTGGACAAATCTGTACCACAGTATAAAGTGAAGAATGTAAGGCTTGTCAGTTTGAAGAATAAAGCTGAAAAGTTGATTATTGACGATGAAGCTAGATTATCTTCTTTGCCTTCCGCTAAAGCCAAGGAGATAATCAGCGAATATGTATTTGATGAAAAGGTTGTAAAAAAAACAAGATGTTTTATAGATTATCTTGATGAGTTTGTTTCCATAAAGAGTAATACAGGAACAAAAACGGTTTATAATACGACTAGAAATAAACTGCTTGAATATGATCCGGAATGCACCTTTGACACAATGGATAGGAAATGGCTGTCTAATTTTGAAAGTTGGATGGCTGAATCAGGGATGAAAGTAAACGCTTATTCTATTCACCTGCGTAACATTCGTGCAGTATTCAATTATGCTATTGATGAAGAAATTACTACCTTATATCCTTTTCGAAAGTATAAGATAAAAAAAGAAGAAACTAGAAAACGTGCTTTATCTGTTGAACAATTGAGATTATTGCGTGATTATCCTTGTGAGGAGTTTGAAAAGAAATACAGGGATATATTTATGTTGATTGTATATCTTGTTGGAATAAATATAGGTGATTTGCTTTTACTTGAACACAAGGATATAATAGATGGACGTATAGAATATTATCGGCAGAAAACAAAGAAATTTTACTCTATTAAAATAGAGCCGGAAGCACAAGCTATATTGGATAGGTATCAAGGTAAAACTCATTTGCTAGATATATTAGATAACTATGGAGACTATCATGATTTTACCCATAGGATGAATAAGAATCTTAAAGGGATAGGTCCGTTTGAACGAAAAGGGCTTGGTGGAAAAAAGAGTAAGCAACCATTGTTCCCCGAACTTTCAACATATTGGGCTCGGCATACCTGGGCTACGTTAGCACATAAGGCGGATGTCCCTAAAGATGTGATATCTTTAGCTTTGGGACACTCCTTTGGTTGTGATGTTACAGATATATACATTGATTTCGACAGGGATAAGATTGATGAGGCTAACAGGAAAGTGATAGATTATATATCGGGTGGCTTAAAAAAGTCTAAATCATGAATAAATCAATCTCATAATATGCATATTTTAAACAAGATTTTTAATTTTGCTGTTCCTGTAATAATAGCTTAAATTTTTATAGTATGGCTGAGAAAAGACAAAGTTACACAGAGGAAGAATTGAATGAAATGATTGCATGGTTCAATGATCATGCTAGCCAACTTCCCAAAACAATGCAAATAAATAAATCTGCGTTTACTCCCGATTTAGCTCTCACTGTCGAAAGCTGTATTATGCAAGCCCAACAATGTCTGGGTAATTATAAGATGGAAGGGGCATTTTTGTTACTTAAACAGATCAGAGCTAATATTGAGAAATAATAATTAATATTAGCCTCCAACTCGGTATATTGATTTCCGATTGTGGGGGCTGTTTGGGATTGATTCGCATTAAAGGTGTAGGATTGACAAAAGAAAATCTAATAAGCTTGTCTGTATTGAGGGTGAAATTTGAGTAAATATATGTTTAGAACAATTCGGAATGACTTCCGATTCTGATAACTTCTATTGCATCGTGTTCTGTGTCCATCCATATCAGAAGAAAATCATTTTTGATATGGCATTCCATGCAGTCCTTGTAGTTTCCTATTAGGGCATGTGCTTTATATTCTTTGGGAAGGATGTCACCGTTTGCTAACTTTTTCAATATATCATATAAGGCTTTCATTAGCTGGACGTCATTCCTATACTTCTTCAAATCTTTCTTTGCCTTTGTACTATAACGGATCGTCTTCATTCTATTTCGTTGATAGATTTCATGAATGAATCAAAATCTGTAGTGTTTATCGTTCCAGAATACTTGCCAGAACGCGCTTCGTTTATGGCTGCAACCGTTTCTTCATTTGGTGAAGAATACATCGCATCCATCAAAGTGCTCTCTACAAAATTGTTTAGGCTTCTGTTTGCCTTCTTTGCGTGTTCCTGCAATACTTGGAGCAAATCTTCACGTAGCCGGAACGATGTTTGTTTTCTTATTACTGTTTCCATTCTATATATCGTATTATGTTATAATGCAAAAGTAATACATTATATTGCAAAGACAAATTTTTATTTAGTTTTTTTCATGCGATCTAACATACCTCTTATTTTTGGACAGTTTGGAATTATGTTGTAATTTTGCAACGTTTAACTAAAATGTAACGTCGTTAAAAAGAATATGGATATAGAAGAGGAAATATCTGAAAGGATAATAAGACAAGCCTTTCAGAGAGGAGGGGAAGTAATCTTTACAGATACCGAGCTGAAAGAATGTACTGACAGGAATTTTCTTCAAAAGGTGAATTTACAGTTGTCCTTATATGGAGCAATAAACAATATAACCACATTGGGCAGATGGAGTATATTCAAGATAAACGAGAAAGGAATACGCTTTATAAGGCAAGGAGGGTTCAAAGGAGAAGCGGAGCGTGAAAGCAGGAGAGAAGAAATTGAGGTGCTTACGTTGGAAAACGCAAGGCTGCAAAAGGAAGCTGCCGAATACAAGAAGAAGATGAGGTTGTGGCAAATCATCAGTGCGATACTTACGTTGGCTTCAACGATACTTTCTTCTATTTTAGCTTTATTAGTATGAATATGATTATCCCTGTGATTATGCCACCCCATATCGCTGGTATGAAGTCCCAAAATGATGTTTTTTTCATTTGTGAGATTTCACGTTTTATGATTTCTTGCTGCGCAATCAACCTGACTAATTCTTTGTCATATTCATTCATATCAAACTGGTTTATATGCAAAGATACAATTATTCAATGAATTAAATAGAATTATAACAAAATAATATCATGGAATTAAAGGAGTATTACTAACTTAAAATTATATCGTATGAAGAATAGCTTATTAATTTTCTTATTAACTTGTTTATCTTTAGGATTTAACACTAAAATTTGCGCCAAGGAGGTGGTTTCCATATATTCTCAATGCGGATATTCTATAACATCAACAAAATATGATGATGGGAGAGAAGTTTTTTCCGTTGGTTTTATGAAATCATTTTGGGGGAATGGCTTTCATGTGAAATCTGGTAGTCCGCAAGATGTGTATAACGAGATTAAATTGTTTTATAATTTTATAGATAAACAACAAGTCCCGGACGATTGTGAATATGAATTTATGATTCAGAAAACACCTCCTTTAAAGATGCTTCAAATAAAATTGGGGAGTAATGAAATAAGAGTTGATGTAAAATGTATTAAAGGTGGGAAGCGTGCTTTTGAGAGATATTGCATGAGAAAAAAGATAAAATTGGAATGATTTGATGTAATTCGAAAATAATATATTATGAAGAAGATATTAATAGCCATTGCATCATTGATAATATCGGGATGCAGCGATTATGATAATGTTGGTGAAGATTACAACATGCTTATGGTATGTAATGATGTACGTGTTACATCTCATCAAATAACAACGGATGTAGAAGTTATAACCACTCTTGATCACTTCGATGTAAAACCGATAGGATATTGTGATTGGGTTAGTTGTGCTCGTGATTATTCTTATGTGGATGTGAGAGTAGCTGAGAACAAAAGTACAGAAGATAGGGAATGTTTTGTAGAAGTGTATAATGACAGATATAACCTAAGAGATACATTTCTTGTACATCAAAGTGGAGTATTTGTTCCAAGCAATGGTGGAAATGGCGGTGGAAGCGGTGGCGGTTCTGTGACTAACACCACCAAGAGGAGATGTGCTGCAAGGACAAAGAAAGGTACACGGTGCAAGAGGACTGCCGCAAAAGGAAGTATCTATTGTTGGCAGCATAAGAAATGATTATTAACTTAAAGACAACATTGTTATGAAAGTATTTTTATTACTTGTATTTGTGATATATTCCTCTATATGTAATGCGCAAATAATGGAAATAGTCCAGTCTGATTTGACGGCTAAAGAATTATTTTCTAACGCTAGGGAAATATTGGCTACAGTTTATTCCGATTGCAAGAAAGAATTGGATGATGATTTGGGATACAATATCGTAGCTTACGGGAGATATAATAATTTAGTAGATGAGTCAGAAATAAGCCATACGATGAGCAATGAGTTTACTAACTCTACATTCTTGTTCTTCCGTATAAAGATAAGTTGCAAAGACTATAAGTATCGGTATATCATAGACGATATTACATTAGTACAAGATAAGAAAATAGGTAAGACGATAAATACTGATATAGTTACGTCTTGGATGTTTGGAGTTAATCAATCTACTACTGACATTAAGTATGAAGTAGACGTTTATAATTATTCAGATATGGATTCCATTTACAAAAGGGATAGCATTTCTTATTTCTCTACTCAAAACGAGTACAATGAACTGCTCAAAAGAAAGAACTCGGCTAAAAGAAAGGAGAGGAACAGAATATATAAGGATATGGGATATTTAGGCAACATTCTAATTGATAAGGAGAAGAAGTTTCGTTCTACTCGTTTATTTCATGACAGATGTAAGAAGGATATAGATTCCATTATATTGAACATAAAGAAAGGAATGTCAAATAAGAATGACTGGTAGTATATAAAACAAATTTACAAACAGTAATTTAATGATTTTAAAAAAACATATTATATGAAGAAGATTTTATTTATATCATTAATTGTCTTGTTGGTTACTTCATGCTATAATACCAAAAAATATGGTATATGCTTTAATTTAAGACAATCCGAGAAAGAAGTAATATCTATTTTGGATGAATTGAAATCTGAATATAGATACGAGAAAAGTAGAAGCGACCAATATGGAGTAATAAGGGTTAAACATTTTGAGTATGAAAATATGGAATTTAATACTATAAGGTTATGTTTTAAAAACAGTATATTGTCGTACATGGAGTTTAGAGTACATGAAATTGAAAATATAACCAATGTTATAAATTATCTTGAAGATACGTATGGGAAAGGAAAAGAAAACGACCGTTTTTTAAGTGACAGTAACCTTTGCAGTAAATATTGGGGAGATATTGATTCTGATTTTATGTGTATAGAAAAATGCTCTGATGATTATTACAAAATACATATATGTAATGGTGATGCGCAAGAGACAAAAGATTTTTTCAAGAATATGGTTATAGGTGAGAATTATAATAAAGTAATGATGAACTAATTTTATATACAAGAACATATCATTATGAAGAAGATTATATTATTGATGGTTGTTGCATTAGCTTTTTGTGTTATATAGCATATTCTTTTTCTTGACACAAAACTTAATTATTATATATTAGTTTATTAATTTTGCAGCGTTTTAATAAAAAGTTATATAATCATGAAGAAAATTTTGTTTTTACTGGCAATGTTGCCTATGTTGGTGTTTACCGCTTGTTCGGATGATGATGAAGATGTGTTCAACTATCCAATGGAAACGTTGTATGGAACATGGGAAGGTATTGAGATCGACTTAAAGGAAGGGAAAATAGACCTGACAAACTGGTATTATTCAAAATATCGTTTCTCTGCTACATTCAATCCAAATGGAACATATAGTGGTAGCGGTTATTTCGGGAATGGCAAAGGTACATATAAAGCTACAGGAAATACCATTTACACCTATGTGGGTGGTGAGGAATATCTCCGCTATGAAATTGTATCTATAGATGGTGATGTCGCCACTATTATAATGATGATGGATGGCAGTAATGAAACGTTGCGTGTCAAGGTTAAGAAGGAATAATTAAAGCATATTTATAGTATAAAGCCACGGTAAACACTATCGTGGTTTTTTTGAAAAAAATACGCTGCAAAGTTTTGCAGTTCCAAAATAAATGCTTTCCTTTGCAATGTCAAATCAATTATAGGGGAGGCAAACTCCTATGACTTCATCATTGGAGTTATTTTTTTGCCAAGACATATCAAGTAGTATCATAATATAAGAATTGCACCTACCGAGTGGAGATACGGAAACGCCTCCAAAATAAACCCTATGGTTGATTTGACAGCTCGTAGTAGGTGCATTTTTTTTATTTTATGTCAAATCAACCTATTCAAGTCCTAAGTAAAACTGAGTTGCTTGGGCACAAATTCACGGTTTACGGAACTGCCGAAAATCCGTTGTTCCTTGCCAAAGAAGTGGCAGAGTGTATCGAGTATGACCAAAGTAGCGTAAACAAATTAGTAAACCTTGTTGATGACGATGAAAAGGTTCGGAACAATCTTCCGACCCCCGGTGGAAATCAGCAAGTTTGGTTCTTAACCGAAGATGGCTTATACGAAGTCTTAATGCAATCCCGCAAACCAATTGCAAAAGAATTTAAGAAAGGCGTAAAGGAGATTTTAAAGACCATCCGCAAGACTGGCGGCTATATCGCAACTAAATCTGACGACACCCCCGAAGAAATCATGGCACGTGCTCTAACTATCGCACAAGCCACCCTTGCCAAGAGAGAGGAACGGTTAAAGCAACTTGAAGCCCAAGCCGAACAACAGCAAGTCACCATTGAGATTCAGACAGAGGAAATCAAGAAATCCGCTCCCAAAGTCAGCTACTATGACAACCACTTGCAGAGTGTGAACACACAGACGAGTACACAAGCCGCCAAGCAGATAGGAATGGATGCTGAAAAGCTGCACAAGAAGCTGAAAGAAATCGGAATCATTTACCGACAAAGCGGGCAGTGGATATTACATGCGCCTTATTCGACATGGGGGATGCACTCAACCCGTACACAGACGTACACACGCTCGGACGGTTCGACAGGAACAAGTGTATATACAGTATGGACTACCAAAGGTGTGCGTTTCATTATTGCTCTATATGAAAATGATTGGAATGTGAAGAAAGCCATCAAGCAGATAAAAGGTGAGCTGAATCCAGCCGCGTAACCTTGTTTTTTGCCACATAAATTCATTTCCCCACTTTTCTTATGAGGTGGGTGCATCTTTCATGTTCAATTTTGCAACATTGTTAATTAATAGATTGTAAATTTTTAAAATACACAAAAAATATGGAATTAAATAAAAGCAACAAGAAAGAATACGATTTGTCCAGTATTCAAGAACTTTTCAATGAGATGGAATCACCTAGGCAGCTTGCTGATGATCTTGCTCAACTGATACTCAACTACGCATCTCTTGTTACCGAGGACAACATCGAAGTATTCAAGAATGATTTATCAACTATATCTGTTCTTCGTGATGCGTTGATTAAAGTGAATATATTGCCACAATTAGCATAAGAACACGTTGGGGTTACGACCAACGCCCATATTAGAAAGGCACTTTGCTTGCGATAAGTAGAGTGCTTTTGTTTATTTGTTTTTAATATTATTAAATAATTTAAATATGATAATCCCAATAACCAACCATAACAACCCAAAACGGATTATAACCGCCTTAAACGGAATATCGCACGATTGTTAACACTTTTGGATATCTCTTGTTAATCATATTCCTTTGTACCCGTTGCAAGTAGAGCGGCAACAGACACATGATTAAACAATCGCTCAAACGTGAGCCTTCTTTATATTTGGAAATCCGTTGCCGCTCTACTTTAGCAACGGATTTTTTCTTTCCTATAAGTTAGATTAAATCCACAATCGGTTCTATCAGTGCCCACCGAGCGGAACTTTGGCAAAAACCAATGACAGCCGTGAGATAAAAAGGCTCTTCTGTTGATTATAACTCTTGTAATGTCCTGCTCCGTTCCACGTACCAACGACAGGCGACTCACAAAGATTTTACCACTTTGACAAGAGACCGAGATACAAGTTAAGAGATAAGACTCTTAGGCAGGTGAGGGCGGAACTGTATAATCAGCACAAACATTCAGTTATATATTATGTAGTCTGAATGTTAACCCAGCTTCCTAATTAAATATTAGGTAGGTGAGGGATAGGGTACGGTATAAACTATAACGAATAACAAGAGCAAACTTTAATATTATTATATGGATAATTCGATTAAAATATTTAAGAATGATGTATTTGGCGAAGTACGAGTAGCTGGAACAAGTGAAGAACCGCTTTTCTGCTTAGCTGATGTTTGCAATGCAGTTGAGTTGAGTAATCCTTCATCAGTAAAAACAAGATTAAACGATGAAGATTTGCAACTGCTTGATTTACACGCCCTAAATCCTGATTTATACGTGAACGGGAACTCATTTGCTACGTTTATAACAGAATCAGCTTTCTATGACGTTCTTCTTTTTAGTTCTAGCAAGAAAGTAAAACCGTATAGAAGATGGGTTACACATGAAATATTGCCCTCCATTCGTAAGTACGGTGCGTATATGACATCCGATACTATAGAAAAGGCTCTTACATCTCCCGACTTTCTGATTCAACTTGCTACTACTCTGAAAGAAGAAAAACAGAAACGGATTGAAGCAGAAAAGAAGGTGGAAGAACAAGCTCCGAAAGTCCTGTTTGCTGATGCTGTAATAGGAAGTCGTTCTTCATGTCTTATAGGCGAACTGGCTAAGATAATATCTCAAAATGGATTCCATGTTGGGCAGAACAGACTGTTTGAGTGGCTTCGCAATAATCATTATTTAGGAAGTGTTGGTGAACGTAGAAATATACCTAATCAGCAATATGTTGAACAAGGTCTGTTTGAATTAAAGAAAGGCACACGATCCGGCAATGATGGAGTGTTGCGTACTACTATAACAACCAAAGTTACCGGGAAAGGCCAATCCTACTTCATAAACGGTTTCCTGACTGGTAAATTCATCATTTAACCGATTGTACAACATTTCAAAGAACGAATTATGAAAAATCCATTTAAATCAGCAAGTCACATTGAACAAGAACCGAAACAGAACTTGTCAGACCTTCAATTTGTCGCTTCTCTGCAACATAAGATTGACATTCTTGAATCTTTTATCAAACATTCCCTTTTCAATATATACGTCAATAAGTTCCATTGCGAACATTTTGAGGTTGATATTGACAAACAAATAGAGAACGATTATGCAAGTGTGGACGAATTTATAAGATATATCCACGAAAAGCATCCTGAAATACTTGACGAGTTCAGAGGACACTATTGATATCAAAGTTTGGATATCGCAGAGGTGATAATCTCAATAACATATTTTATCACCTCAATTACGTTTTTCTTCTTTTTCTGTTTAAACTTTTCAAGTAGCAATTCGTATTTATTCTCATCAACATATATGATTCTATCTCTTATCCCATCACACATACTCCGCTGGAACGGATGAAAGCAAGTACAGCATCCGTTTCTTTTCCGCATATCCTCTCTGTTTCCTCACGGCTTAATCATTATTGGCTTTAGCCGCATTTAAAACATTTATGACTTTATTTTTATTCATATTTTTAATTTACTCATTATGGGAAAAAGAAAAATCACTAAACGCCATATCGAATCAGAAGAATTAAGAAAAGGTTTTGAAATACTAGAAGAAACTAAATTTAATCTTCTTCATGAAATGTATTCTATCAATTAACCTTGATTGTTGTACTTCTGACAATAGAAATAGTAATTCATTATTTACTCTTAATTATACTTCTTTTCCAATAATGTAATCAACCTGTTTATTTGTTCTTGAAACATTTCTATATTCTTTTGGTTTTGATTAATCATATTCACAATAATTTCCATACCGTTTTTGTCGAATGGGCATTCTAAATATATATCCTTACCGTTTACGTTAACCCCATGTACACTTGAGTTTTTGATATCTCCAATGGATTGATTGTTTTTTAGCATTTCTCCTTTTCCTTCCATAAGCCAGTCGTTATTAAACATATTATCAAAAGCATTATTAAATTTAAGAATAAAAGTATTGGTTAGGTAACTTTTATTACCACTAAACGCTTTAGATACACTTTCTTTTCTAATCCCCATTCTATCTGCAACATTTTGTTGAGATGATATAATACCTACATCTTTTAGATGGTTGTAAGCTGAAATAATACGTTCTCTTGTTTCCATAATGTTAATTATACGTTAAATATCTACTGTATTGTTGCTATATTACCAACAATATCTATCTTTGCAATGCTGTTAATAAACAACGATATCAACAAAGTTGCTAAATGGCAGCGTTCGCAAACATAAAGAAAAATAAAATAACAAACAAATATAATGGAAAATATTAATACGATAGTTATCAAAAAAATATCACCTGCCGAAACATTAAAAAGTATAGCAGTCGGAGAAACAAGGCTTATTAAAAGTAAAGCTATAAAAGAAAATGTTGTACGTGCTACTATGTCAAGACTGAATAAGATTGGTTATAATTTTATATCTAAAAGTGGTGTTGACGGTACCATTGTAACAAGAATCAGATAATAAATTTAGGCAATTATATATTAATTTACACCAATTATGTAAAAATACTGCATTATATTTGCATCTTGTGTAAAAAGTTACTATATTAGGGGCATAATTAAAAACTAAGCCTTATGTTTAATAGTAGATTCAAATCATTAAAAGATTTACAAGATGCTTTCCCAACAGAACAGCACTGTATAGATTATCTGGAAGAAAGAAGGTGGGGTGTAAAGGTCGTTTCCCCTTTTGATCCTACTTCCAAAGTCTACAAATGCAAAGATAATAAATATCGTTGTAAAAACACTGGAAAATACTTTAATGTTAAGACTAAACTTATTTTTCATAAAACCTCCCTACCTTTAATTTATTGGTTTATGGCTATATGGCTTGTATTATCCCACAAAAAAGGTATATCTTCAATACAATTAAGTAAAGATATTGGGGTAACTCAGAAAACTGCATGGTTTATGCTTCACAGGATCAGAAAGGCTTTAGGTATAGAAAACGATAAGTCAAATGAAGATGACAATAATGACAGTGATGGTGGTAAATTGAGTGGTACTATTGAGGTAGATGAAACTTTTATTGGTGGGAAGAATAAAAATCGTCATGCAGACAAGAAAGTAAAGGCTTGTCAAGGTAGAAGTTTCAAAGATAAAATACCTGTATTCGGAATGATTCAACGTAATGGTAGGATTATTGCTAAAGTTGTTTCTGACACAAAATCAAATACCCTTTTCTCTGTTATTCATAATTACGTGAAAGAAGGTAGTAATCTTTATACAGACGAATGGAATTATAGTGATAGGGCTAATATTTACTACAACCATAGAAATGTAAATCATGGAGCAGGATTTTATGGTAGTGGTGATCTGACGACAAATCACATCGAAGGATTTTGGGCTTTAGTGAAAAGAAGTATTATGGGTATATACTACCATTGGTCTAAACAACACATGCAACGTTATATTGACGAGTGTGTGTATCGTTTTAACACTCGCTTATTATCAGACAAAGAAAGGTTTGATTTATTCTTGCAGAATATTGAATGTAGATTAACTTATAAAGAATTGATATATGGATAAAAAAAAAGAACCTAACTTCCAAATGCAACTTGCAGTAATAGATAGAGAAGTTGACAACTTTCACATCAATCAAAGACTGATAGATGGATATATAAATGCTACATCTTTATGTAAAGCATGTGGTAAAAATTTTGCTGATTATAAAAGATTAAAGACTACATCGGAGTTTAATGCTGAGTTATCCTCCGAGGTGAGAATTCCCATATCGGCTCTAATTCAGATAGTTAGTGGCGGTATTCCTCAGTTTCAAGGAACTTGGGTACACCCTCAAATAGCTATTCATTTAGCTCAATGGGTATCTCCTAAATTTGCTGTTCTTGTTACAAAATGGGTATTTGAATGGATGCAAGGTTCTTTCAGTAAGAAAAATATACCTTATCATCTACAGCGATATTTACTAAACAGAGGAAGAATACCTGTTGGGTATTTCTCTGTATTTAATGAAATTGTATATAGCTTAATAGCTCCTTTAGAAGAAATGGGATATACACTGCCTGATAAACTTGTTCCAGACATATCAGAAGGAAAAGTTTTTTGCAACTGGCTTAGAAAGGAGAAAAATATAGACCCATCAACATTTCCAACATATATACATGAGTATGGAGATGGAAGAAAGATTCCTAACGTAAGATTATATCCTAATGAGTTATTGCCAGATTTTAGAGAACATTTTAACAATGAATGGTTATTGCAAAAAGCTGAACAATATTTTTTAAAAAAAGATATAAAAGCAATACCATATCTCCAAAAAATGGTACTTCAATTACCAAAAGCTCAGAAATGTGAAATAAAAGAAATAAGATCAAATGATGATTTTGACAAAGGCATAGACAAGATTATAGGATTTGAAGAAAATTGAAATATATGACCGGAGTAACAACTCCGGTCTTTCTTATAATTAGGGTTCATTTGACCCTATTAAAGTTTTATCATCAATGGATATTTTTGTATCCCCTACTTTTTTTTCTTATTACTGAAAAATACCTCCTCCCTCGACAATTATTAAATTCATTAACATTGTTTATCCATTTTGTTTCCGCAAATATAAAAATACAAATTTACATATCAATGATTAGTAGTTAATATTACATAAATATAACTTAGATTGAGTATGCTTGGAGCTTATTATTTATACTTTTGTTGCAAAATTATAAATCTATTAGATTATGAAGTGGTTATTGTGGATTTCCATTCTATTTTTGTTATCATGTGGTAA